AATATTATACTGAGGGCCGCTAGATGTGTGACACGTATGTCATATTGTGATAGACACTAGAAGTATTTATAGGCCCCCAAAGCCCCCAATACAAGGAATAAATGACGAGTCCCCAATTGGTGTCCCTGTACGGAAGCAAGCATGCCTAGAAGCGGAGCTTTTAGAGTGAATGCGAAGAATATCTTCCTCACATATCCCAGATGCTCATTATCAAAAGACGAAGCTCTGGAATTACTCAAGGGTATACCAACACCTGTGAACAAGAAGTTCATCAAGGTAGCTAGAGAGCTACACGAAGATGGGCAGCCACATCTCCATGTGCTGCTGCAATTCGAAGGTAAATTCTCCATCAAAAATCCTCGACTGTTCGACCTTGTCTCGAGAGCGTCTGCTCATGTGTTCCACCCAAACGTACAAGGAGCTAAATCCAGCTCCGACGTCAAGTCCTACATCGACAAAGACGGCGACACCGTGTCATGGGGAGAGTTTCAGATCGATGGAAGATCGAGTCGTGGAGGTAAGCAATCTGCGAACGACGCTTACGCCGCAGCAATTAACACGGGCAGTCCGACTAAGGCTCTCCAGTTATTAAAGGAACCATGTCCAAAGGATTATGTATTACAGTTCCACCACCTTAAAGGTAATTTAGAAAGGATTTTCATGAAGGAGCCAACACCATGGGCTTGTCCTTATGATCCCCGTTCATTTAACAACGTCCCGGACGTTATGCTTGATTGGGTGTCTGTTAATGTGAAAGATCCCGCTGCGCGGCCTAACAGACCCATGAGTATCGTCGTTGAAGGTGATTCCAGAACGGGGAAGACGATGTGGGCGCGGTCTTTGGGGGTACACAATTACCTATGTGGTCATCTAGACCTGAGTCCAAAGGTGTACAGCAATAATGCATGGTACAACGTCATCGATGACGTAGATCCGCACTACCTAAAGCACTTCAAGGAATTCATGGGGGCCCAGCATGATTGGCAGAGCAACACGAAATACGGTAAACCGATTCAAATTAAAGGGGGAATTCCCACCATCTTTTTATGCAACCCGGGACACAGTAGCTCTTATAAGAGTTATTTGGATGAAGAGAAAAATTCATCCCTGAAACAGTGGGCATTAAAGAATGCGATCTTCGTCAGCATCGCCTTCCCACTCTACAGCAGTCCCGATCAAGGTAAGACATCGCCAGGCGAAGAAGAGGCAAATCCGACGCCGCCGTGTTGATCTACGCTGTGGCTGTTCCTATTTCGTCTCAATTAATTGCGCAAACCATGGATTTACGCACAGGGGAATCCATCACTGCAGTTCAAGCCGGGAATGGCGTCTATATCTGGGCGGTCCCAAATCCTCTGCACTTCAAAGTGATCGAGCATCACATGAATATTCCGGGGTTGCCATACAACATAATCAAGCTTCGAGTGCAGTTCAACCACAACCTCCGGAGAGCATTAGGACTCCACAAGTGCTGGATAACCTTGACGATATTAACGCGATTGACCCGCTCTACCAATCCGACTGGGATTTTCTTGAGGGTCTTTAAGACTCAAGTGTTGCGTTATTTAGATTCAATTCATGTAATTTCGATTAATGGAGTTATAAGAGCCATTAATCATTGTTTGTACGATGTACTTGTTGGCACTGAAGAAGTGCGTACCAAATATGAAATAAAATTCAATCTTTATTAATTTGTGACTGAATCATAAAAATACACACGAGCCTTAATAGTAGCATACACTGGGTTAGAAGCATGACTACATGCCATATAGAGAAGCAAAGCATTCTCCTGGTGGTTCTTGTACTCCGCACCTTCCTGATTGTTGTAGACGACCTTGTGATTAATTTTAAAAAATTTCTTCACCAATGCCTGCTCCTTAGAAGCATATTGGCCACCAGTAACTGTGGCATGAAACTTACGAATAACTTGGGATCGATCGCGGTTATCTTGTTTAACTGTCGCTGTCGTGGGTTCATTGTCGAACATGTTGAACACACTGCCAAATGAATATGGCTTGTCAGATGGGCGCCTATCGCGCACTAAAAAAAAGGTGACGATATTAGTGTGGTTCTTTAATTTGATATTGTCGTCCATCCAAATCTTGCCCATCAAAAGAATGGACTTGATGGTAAACCTTTTGCCGACACGATGTGTCAATCCGGACCCACGAGTAATATCGGAACAGCAGAGAACTGTACCCGTGTGACTAACGTCATGCTTGGCGTCATACGACTGGACCTTACAAGGCCCTTCACAGCCGAAGGGCACATCTGGACTCCTCCACATCCTGTACATCATGGGCTTCCGATACATGGGCCGATTCTCCCAGGCCCTCTTCTTGTTGGTCCTGGGGATGGCAGTGGGCATGGCACGTGGACTGTCGAAGTTCAACCTCCTCCGAACCTTCGACAAAGGTGTAGAAATTACGATATCGGCGTTTCGCTTCATGATATTTCCTTCCGTGAATAACTGAATTTACCTCTGTCGCTGAGAGCACGTGGGTTTCCTCAAACAATTTCAGAAACTTGAGAGCGAGTACACACCGAGACCGTGGGGGGTGCAGGGGAGAGTTTCGACCAATGGGTTAAACATGTTTGTAGCCCAATAAGGAGGTGGGCTACTTTATAGACGGCCCAAGGCTTATGATAGCTATCAGCGCGCATTCTGATTGGTCGAAAGGTGGGCACCAAAAGCGCGGCCCTCAGGT